AAAGTTTTTTCAAATTCTCTTTTTAAATTAACTATTTTATAGTATTTATCTAAATAGTATTTAGTCCCAGATTTTACTACATTTCCATCTACATCTAAATTAAATATTTTTTCTTCTTGAAAATCGTTATAATTTAGATATATAGATAGTCCTTCAGCAGATTTTATTTCAGTATCAAATTCTTGTAACTCAACCTTTTTACATTCGACAACTTCAACAAAATCCTCACCTCTTCCTATTGATTGTAGATTGAAAATATTATTTTCTATATCTTTTAAAGTCTGTTCATCAGATTTTATATGTAGTATCAAAAAAATATTATTTAAAATTTCATAAAACATTGGCTTTTTTACGATAGTTCTGAACTGACTATAAGCCTTTGAATAGTTTTCTTCTTCAAACTTTTTAAATTCTTCTTTATAGTTTTTTTCTTCAGTTCTTATTTTTTTTAGTTCATCTTTAACTGCTTTAAATTCTTCTTTTTTTCTTTTAAATTCTTCAAGTTTTACCTTTTTCTCTGAATCTAACTTTTCTTTTAAAAATTTTAAATTCTTAAATTCTTCAAGAAGTTCCTTATTTTTTATTTTTATATTTTTTTCAGTTATGAAATTAGCATTATCATCCACTGCTTCTGCAATTTCAATATAGGCATTCGAAATTGTATTTGGAGCTATCATTTTAACTAATGTCCCCCTATCGGCTATAGTATTTAATACTGTTATATTTTTATACATATCTTTTGATATAGCTTCATAGTTTCCTTGTATACTTATATCAATAGAATGATATTCCTCATAGCCACATATATTATGTAATGCACCTATAATTGTTGCAGGGATAGGCAAAGGATAAGTCATTTTATTATCAATTGTTCCTGCTTTTCTATAGTTTGCTGAACTTTGTTTTAAAACTATTCTTAATACTTTCATTTTTCATCTCTCCTTTTTAATAGCAAAAGAAAGACAATTAAATTTATTAATCATCTTTCTTTTTTCTTTTTTTTTACTCAGCTGGATTATAGACAACAGCATTGTCATCTATTGTTATTTCTTTATACTCACCATCTAAATTAACTTTTCCTGCAACTGCCCAACCATCATATTTTCCACCAATTAAATCAACTGTACAGTCTCCAGTTCTCATATCTATGTTATCACTATCAACATTCATTTCTTTCACTAATTCTTTGATTTCTTTCCAAGTTTTTTTCATTTTTAAACTCTCCTTTTCTTTTTCAATCATATCTATTAATTCTTCCAATTCATTTATACTTGCCATTGTTTTTATAAATACTTTTGCACGACTTTTATATGTACTGTATTTATCATTCTTTTTACCTTTTTCAGTCGCTCTATATCTCTGATTTGCTTTGTTTTGCTGCTCTTGGGTTTTATAACCCTTTCTTTTTTTTTCTTCCATTTTATCCTCCTTATATTTGGAGGGGCTTTTTACCCCTCTATCTTATCCTTGTAAATTTTCTTTCAGTTTCTGGTCTCCAAGTTCCAGCTATTACTTCATCATAATGTCTAGCTATTTCTATTTGTCTTTTAATAGCTTCGACATCATTTCCTTGTCTATGAAAAGTAAAAATATTTTCATAAACTGCTAATTTTAAAGTAACTCCTATTTTTTCATCTTCTACAAAGATTGCTGAGTTTTTATCTCTGTAAAATTTTACTCCTAGTTCATTGTGGTTCATTAATTCCTTTAACATTTTCATCACTCCTTGATTTTTTATTTATGAAGTGATATAATCTAAATAGTTGAAGCTAAGATTAAATCACTCTTAGTTTACCCCTCTGGGGAGGGGGATAAATTACTTATCTTTTTTAGTAATTGTAATCGAGAACTGCCAAGAACCAATTACAATTATAAATTTGATTTTCATTTTATCACCTCCTTCCTTTGAGGTACTTCTATAATATCATACTTGTACAAGTATGTCAATACTTTTTTTAATATTTTTTATTTTTTTCTAATTATCGATAAAATCATAATTTCAAGCAATAAAAAAAGATGGGGTAGTATAAAATCTACCCCATTATTTTATTTAATTTCTTCATCAAAATCTTTCTCTTTTAATTTTTCTGGCTTTACATCTTTTGGATCCGCATCTTTAGAATTACATTTATCCCCTTTGCACTGTTCGAGTGCTATTTTTAATTTCTCTGGAATAGGTAATCCTAGCTTGCTTGCATTTTCTATAACGGATAGAAACTCTGTAGCCACATAAAAAACTATAACTAAATTTCTTATCCCAACATTAGGCACAAGCTGTTCTATAACTGTAGAGCAAGAGACTATTATTAATATAAAAACTTTCTTACTTATCCCCTTATAGGCTCTAGCACTATTAACTGTTTTGGTGATGTACCCAACCCAAATTCCAGTTATATAGTCTACTAGCATAAGAAATACAAGTACTTTTACAGATAAATCAAAGCCCCCTAAAGCCCAAACAAGAACAGATATCCAACCAGTCCAAACCATAGCAATTCCATTTTTAGCACTTATAAAAAAATCTTCCAATTTACTCACCTCTTCT